CAATCGGTATGCCAGATAAGATCTTCCATACCATTGCTTCGTATTTTTTGGCCTGTTCCAACGCGTGCTCCCTTCGGTCGCAATGAAGGCACACGCTTCGCGTGAACCTAGGTTGAAATCCAATCGTCGCGATGCTGATGATTGTAAAACCAGGCAAGAGCGATCTCAATTCGACGAGACGCATCTTTGGCGTGTATCGAATCAACAAACTCACGTTTGAAGCGGAGCCAAGGATTCTTTTCGTTTTTGACAGGCTTCAACACAGCTACATCACGTTGGTTCCAGTGTTGACAACGAGGTGCATATGCTGCCTCAGCGTTAAGTGTACGCGTTGTCTCTCCGAGACGAGGCTTCAACAGTTCAAATAGCTCACAAAACGCTTCGCGTTTTTCGCTGTCACTCAGCTCTGAGATGCTAATGCGACGTGCATTACGAACTAGATCACGATATGCGTTTTTTGACACAAGCTTAAAGTGCATTAATAACTCCATATAAAATAGCACAAAAATTAAAAGATAGCAAAATATAAATTATAAGACAGCTTACTCATCATAAAGCGGCTCGAGATATGTAGCAGGAAACTTAACTTTTCCTTTGCTCCAAAACTCTGCCTTGTTAAACCAAGAATAACGCTCAAGTGAGTGCCAGAGATCATTAATTTCACGTACTGCATAATCATACTCTTGATGAAAAGGAGCTTCATAGATATCAAGTCGATTACGAGCTTCTTTCATCCACTCGTGTGCCTTCCACGGCGACCAACGAGCAATATTACGTGCTTCATCAATAGTGCGACGAACTGACCACACAGTGTATCCAATATGAAAATAATCTTGATTGAGAGTAGATTTAGCCATTTACAACTCCAATGTTGTTAATATGATTATAGTGATCTACGATATCTACAATGTATCGAGCCGCAAAAAACTCGCCGTGAGTGCGTTTTAGCTCTGCATACTCTTGCATGATATCAGGTGCGTGTTGAGAGAGAAGCGCTTTAGCTTCTTGTAGGGTGGGTCGTTTGTGCATTAAGTTTTTCCTTAATTATTATTTATAATGTATTGTATCTCGTTTAACACAGTGATGCAACCTTAATGAATAATCCGGCAGTTTTTTATTGCCAAATAAATTAATTTTTTGTACAGTATAACTATGTATGTAACAGAAAAAGAATTAAAATTTCACATGCGAGAGATGAACTCTAATCTCAAAGACTTAGCCTCAGATCTTGGAGGAGATATTCGTTATCTACACCAAGAGATACATGAGTTGAGAGAACTAGTGCAAACTCTGCAAGAAGATATTCAAGCAATGAGAGATCATATAAATGACACATAAATTAGTTGGATTCGCTGATTCATCTAATCAGACTAATGTAGAATACATCAAAGCACAGCTTTTGACAATTGCTAATCAATTTGACGGGCTACAAACAGAGTCAGCTGATGAAACTGACTTTCGGCTTGCTAGGTATCTTAAAAATCCAGATCGGCTGCCGTGTTACATACTGTTTAAAAATGAAGCTTATAAGGCTCATGTTCAAGCAAAGTTGTTTGATGAAAAAGCTATAGACTGGGTGCGTGAAAAACTAGGCTAATGCGTATAAACTTTACTGGTGACTCGTTTTGTTATAAAGGCGGTATGGACGATGATAGGCCTAACTCAGACATAGCTTGGACCACTCTATTAGCAGACAAACTGGGAGCCAGCATTATTGGGCTAGGCAGAAGTGGATCATCTCATGAGCATGTGTTTAAAACATTTAACTCATCTGCCGATATAAATGTGATCTGTTGGACAGAGCCACAAAGACTTTATCACGATCATTATCCCACATCTCTAAACATGGCAGAGTCTCGTAAGGAGATGAGTAAATATTATCAGGCTGTGTATGACTACTACAAATACATACACAATCCTCATATGGCAGAAGAGCGATATAAAAGAGACCTCTACTGGTTTGATCATACAGTGTTGGCAAACTATGAAGGCTTAGCTGTTAACCTGTTCTCTTTTTCTAATCGCCTCTATAAGTTTACTCATGGAATAAACGACTTTAGAACTCCGCTCAACACTCTCCGTTCAGTTCCTTTTGAAAAACAACCAGATGAAGTAGCAAATCACTTTACTGTAGAGCAAAACGCTGAATTTGCTGGTTGGATGTATGATTTAATTAAAAAGTATCTCTAATGCCTAAAGCTATTGCTTGTATTCCACACAAACAAAGACTAGAAGCTCACAAAGTTGACTATCTCAGAGCTATGGCAGCGGCTATGGATCATCCTTGGCAGTCTGAAGATGGTAGAGAACCCTCTCCTGCCCATCAAGAGCTTGAACTAAGATGTCGTGACTATACTGATATCAATCTTTGGCAGTTTACAAACTGTTGTACAGATGCTTTACAAGTAGCCTTTCACACATTTTGTAAGCCAGGAGACACAGTGATAGTACCTGCATATGGTTGGAGAGCAATTATGAACGCTCCTCTATTTGTAGGATTAAATGTTATATTTTGTGATATTGATGAAACAGGTAACGTAGATCTTAACATACTCAAAGATTTAGTTAAAAAACACAAACCTGCCGCAGTTTTAATTGTTCACAACTTTGGTACGCTTGTTAATGTGTCTCATATTAAAACCTATTGTGAGTTATTTGGTGCTAAGATTATTGAGGATGCAGCTCCTTCATTTACAATGAATGAACCTTATCCTTATAAACTAGGATCAGCCTCTGATGCAGTATGCTTTTCTTTTGACTTTACTAAGTCTCCAGGAACTCTAGGAGCTGGAGGAGCCTTAGCTACAAACAATCTAGATCATCATCTAAAATTTAAGTCTATACTATCTCATACTACAACTGATGTAGGAGTTGGAACTAAATCATACTTAGATACAGTTGCAGCTGCTGTGTTAAATAAAGATATGATTTTAATGGACAAAAACCAGTATAGAGCGCAAAAAGTCAAAGTTGCTACTTACTATAAAAACAATCTTCCTTATAAAACTCTAAGCGGAGAAAATTATATTTATCATCGTTTTATAATTTTACCTGAAAAAGATGAGAGAAATACTCTTGTTGAGAAACTAAAGTCAGAGAAAATACTAGCTAAACCAGTATACGCAGCTAATACAAATACTTGTCAGAAGGCAAATGAGTTTGTTGCGAGAGCAATTGAGTTACCTTGTCATCCGTTTATTGATATAGATGATTTAAAATCTAGAGTTGAACGAATATTATGAGAATACTTATAACGGGAGGATTAGGTTTTGTAGGTGCTCATCTAGTAGCTTTTCTTGGAAAAAGTCATGACGTAGATATACTAGACGGCTTTAATGGAAATTATGTAGGTTATAAATACATTCATAGAGGTAGTCAAGGACTTCAAGAGACTAATCCGATAGAAAAACATCACAGACAATTAAATTTAAGATACAGATTAGACTTAATAAAAGGTTATTTTAATAAATTTTATAACAACCACTCTTTTGAATTTGCATTTAAGTCAACTAAGTATGATTTAATCATAAATTGTGGATCATTATCAGAAGCAATTCTTTCTCAACATTTTCCTGAGTTTACACAAGATTCGATAGTAACTGGCCTTCATAGAATTAAAAAGAGCTATCCAAACACACCGTGTTTACACATAAGTAGTAGCATGGTTTATGGCACTTGGGAAGGAGTAATTGACGAGCAGTACTCTTTAGGATCAGAGAACCCTTATGGTCTTAGTAAAATAAAGGCAGAAACTATCTGCGGAGAGAATGATGTAATTTTGCGACCCATACATATTTATGGTATGGGTGATTCTAAGTTTCCAATCTGGATGAATATAGAAAGACAGATTGCTGCTAATAAACCTGTTTTAATAGAGCGAGCAGGATGCATTTATATAGACGATTTTATTCTTGCAATCAAAAAGATTATAGACAATTGGAAATCTGGAACGTATAATATTTCATACAACTTTACAAGAACTGCAGAAGCTCTTAATAAAGTATTTCCAGAACCTCTTGATATCAAAGAAAAATTAGGACCAACTGGAAAACCTAGAGGTTTGTTAGTCTCAGAAAAACTAACTAAAACTTTTAATTTTAACTTTAGTTATCAAGACTATGAATCAACCATCAAAGACTACTACACAAAATATGAAAATTTTCGTTCGCAACAATGACGTAGACAAAGCTCTGCGTATACTAAAAAAGAAATTACACAACGAAGGTGTTATGAAAGAGGTTCGTGATAGACGGCACTTCACGCCTCCTGGTGAAGAAAAGAGATTAGCTAAAAAGGCTGGTCGTAAAAGGTGGTTGAAAAAACGGCAACAACTTGAACAGCAGTTCGTCAGAGAAGAAAGAAACCAATTAAGAAAGAATAGGAAGAACAAAAATGTACACAGACACAATAAAAGTTCAACTCAACACAGAAACAGAACACGTTCATCTGGCTCTTAAAATAGGCCCTTACCATGTTCAAAACTTTGTTTTATCTATAGGTGAGTTTATTCGTCTTGTAGGAGAAGATAAAAAAGTTGTAGCAGGAGAATGGACCTTCAGAGTTTTAAAGGATCATGTAAAAATATACGACACTGATTATATGAGGCATTTTAGAATCCCTGCTGACGAGTGGACTTCTGCTAGGTTTGCTTTTGCTAAGTTATTTAGCGAATATCAAGATGCAAAAAAAGCTGCCGAAACAAGTGAAGAGTGATACGTTTTGTTCTAGGCCTTGGAATGATGTATTTCTTGCTAATAAAGGGTTTTCGCCCTGTTGTATGATAAAAGAAAATAATTTTGATTCACTTCAAGATTATCTAACTAGTGACTATTTAAATGACATTAAGCACTCTTTGTTGAGAGGGCAAAAACATCCCGCCTGTAAAGTCTGCTGGGACCAAGAAGACGCTAAAGTCTGGTCTAACAGAGTTCAAGCAGAAGTTGATTTTGAAAACCCTAAAATTAAATATGCTGGTATTGACTTTTCAAATACCTGTAATTTAGCATGTCAAATGTGCCGGCCTTATCTATCTACCAGTCTAGGCAAAAGACTTAACAAACGGGATGGAACTAAGATAGAAGTATGGAATACTCTTGATACAGCTGCCAAAAAACTGGAATTTTATAAAGACTTGCTTCCTTCCTTAGAGCTTTTATCAATGAGTGGGGGTGAACCTTTTCAAAGCCCAGATCATCTAGAATTTCTTAAAGTTGCCCCTCAAATAAATAGAAATCTCAATTTATTCTATAATTCTAACGTATCTAACTTATACTTCAAAGGTGAGTATATACCAAAATATTTTAAAAGATTCAACAAAGTATCTGTGTCTCCATCAATTGATGGCTTTGGCTTAGCAAATGACTATCAACGACTCAATAGTAACTGGGATAAACAAGTAAAAAATATGTTAGAAATAAAAGAATATATTGATTATATTCATGCTACTCCAACTATATACACACTTTTCTCGTTGGGAGACTTGTTTGACTGGGGAATTAAAAATGAGATTAACGTTGAGATTTATATGATTAATCTAGGATCTCTTCACCCTTCTATACTTCCAAAAGACATAAAAGTAAATTATGTAAAACAGATGTTTAATAGATTTAAGAAATATCCTAAAATCATAAAACAGTTTGAAAGTGCATTTTTTAAATCTATCTTAAAAGAAAACTCTAATAACGACGAGTTAGTAAAACAGTTCAAAAGACAAACTATCATCAATAATCATGACTCACATATAAACTTTCCAGACTTTGCTCCAGAACTTAAAGATTGGTATGATTCAATCTTGCTTTAACCTATTAATTTGTGTATACTTGTTAAGTAACATTGGAGGTATACATGAAAGCTTATAAAGGATCTTTTAAGAAGAAAAATGGCGACTCTAGAGAAATGGTTTTTGCCAGACTTTATGACTTGCCAGAAAAGTTTTTGAATGATAAAGTTCAAGGAGCTGGATCAGAGCAGACATATCCTGAAGGTATGGAGCTGGTTTGGGATTTAGAAGCTGACAATTTTAGAGTTTTTAACTGGAAATCAGCAGAAGGCTCTACAAAAGAAATAGAAATCGACAGTGCCTTGTTTGACGTAAGGTAAAATAGACGGACTGGACCGGGGGGCGGTACCCCGCGCCTCCACCATAAAAGCATGCTATATGGCAACGTTCAAAGAAAAATGCAGGATATACTACTTAGTCAAAGGTGATTTGTGTAGAGTATCTTGTAAGCAAATCGAAGAGTCATATGATGGCTATCTCAAGAGGCTTTGGGGTAATCATGAACGAGCTGTGTACGGTGAAGAAGGATTTGAAGAAAACTATAAAAAATTCTGTGCTTTACGCGTGCTTTTATGATGGGGGCGAACTAGGATCGACAGACGTAGTAAAAACTAAACTTAGAGGCAGGTGCGCAAGCGACCTTAACCGCAAGACTTAAATAACTGCAAACGATAACTTTGTAGCCGAGGATTATCGCTTAGCTGCGTGATCTCATGGGGAGGCCACTGCCTAGCAACAGAAGTGTGGCATTTATTTAGAGGGAAAAATGAAACTTTTTATTTTAGGTAACGGCAGCTTTGCTCAGGAAGTGTTTGAACAAATTGTTGTTGAAAATTCAATTCAAGACTTTGGTGGCTTTGTAATCCTTAGAGATGACAAAGCCTTTGCTATTACAGAAGAAGGTTCTAGCGTATTTACTTACCCAAAAAATGCTCAGTTTGTGTTAGGCACATCTAATCAGCTTTGGAGATCTAAATTTCTAGAGCACTTTTGCCAATACTATGAAATGACGGTAACTCATTGGCCAAACATGGGAGCTCCTGCAAGTTATTTATCAAGTAGTAGTTCTATGGGAATTGGAAATATTTTTCTATCTTTTTCACTAGTCAATGCTAATGCAGAGATAGGTGATTTTAATCTTTTTAACATATACTCATCGGTAAATAATGACTGCGTAGTGGGCGATGAAAATATTTTTCATCAATATGCATCGGCAATCAATGGAGTGTCAGTAGGAGATAACAATCTAATATCGGCAGGAGAAGTATTGTTTGACTCTATTGACAATGATATTATCTTTCAATCTGGTATTGGTATTCCAAATGACTAAAGTTGCGGTGATGCAGCCATATTTATTTCCTTATTTAGGCTACTTTCAGCTAACTAATGCTGTAAATGAGTTTGTATTTTTAGACGATGTATCTTGGATAAAAAAAGGTTGGATCAATCGAAATATGCTAAAAGATGATCACAGATTTACAATACCTGTAGTCAAAGCCTCTCAAAACAAAAAAATAAACGAAATATATATCTCAGAGGGTTGGTCTAACAAACTTATGGAAACCTTGAGACATATGTATTTAGATCAGCCTTACTGGAATAGATACAAAGATTTTATAGAGTTTTTAGTAAGAAACTGTGAAGGAGAGAAGTTCTACAAAGCTTCTAGCTTTGCTGTAGAAGAAATATGTAAATTACTTACCATTAATACAAGATTTCACTATTCATCTGATTTTGAAGTTGGACACTTAAACGCTGAGTTCAAAATTAGACAGATTTGTAAAGATTTCAATGCTGAAATGTATATCAACCCTATAGGCGGAAGAGATTTAATTTTTTATCAGCCTGATTACTTTAATCCTATAAAATTAAGATTTATGTATAACAAATTCACCCTTCCTACAACGTCAATTATCGATCTCCTATTTACATATGGCGAAGAGAGTATCAAAAATAACCTCAACATGTACGAGTTAATTGAAAAATGAAACCAATAATCGTTTTTGGAGACAGAGATTTAGCTGAGATGGCTAAATTTTACTTTGGAGATAGAGTAATTGGTTTTACAAAGCATTTTCCAGAAAAAGACATTTTCTGTAATCTTCCTATGTATGACTTTGAAAAAATAGAATCTACTTTTACTAATGAGGAAGTTGAGATATTTGCTCCTTTAACTGATAACCGCACTAGAGCTAATATATACAAACAAGTAAAAATGATGGGTTATAAAATGCCTACATTTATACACCCAACAGCTCATGTATGGAATCACAAAGCTGTCGGAGATAATTGCTTTATCCAAGAGCTTAATAATATTCAATATCGCACATCTGTTGGAAACAATGTAGTTATGTGGGCAGGTAATCATGTTGGACATCACGGAACAGTTAGGGATCACGTATTTATAACATCTCATGTAGTAGTATCTGGTCATTGTGATATTAAAAACTATTGCTGGTTAGGTGTTAACTCTACTATCAGAGATTTTACGGTATTAGCAGAAGGCACTATGTTAGGCGCTTCAACTAATGTAACTAAGTCTATAAACGAAGCATATGGAGTTTATATAGGAAACCCAGCTAAGAGGATTGGAAATGTGGACTAAGCACGGTTTAATCTACGCATCGTCTAAAGCTCAGTTGCCAATTTTAGACGCCAGAGATGACGTTTGGAGAATCTATTACACTTCTAGGAATAGTAAAAATCAAAATATAGGTAACTATTTAGAGGTAGAGCCTGGTAGTCCTTGCATTATTATAAACCAAAAGAAAAACATTCTTTTACCTGGACCAGAAGGTGACACTGATTCCGCTGGAGTTATGCCTACTGCTGTTTACAAAAATAATCTGTACTACATTGGTTGGACTATAAGAAAAGACGTACCGTACTTCAACTATTGCTCTGTAGCTAGAGTTTCATCACATTACAGATTCAAAATGTATGAAAAATTTACTAAGCTAGGACCCATTTTATCTCCTGACACAATTGATAAGGGGTACTCAGGAACCCTTAACATCGTTGATTTTGAGGATGAACTCATTGGATACTATTTATCTTGTATCGGATGGGTTAATGATGAGAATGGCAACCTACAACCGATGTACGATATTAAAATAGCAATATCTTATGATGGCATTGTGTGGGATAAAACAGGTATTACAGCTATTAAGCTTATAGGAGAAGAGGCAGGTATATCTTCTGCATCGGTTGTTGAGATTGACGGTATTTTTCATATGTGGTTCTCAGTTAGGCATGCCTATGAATTTAGGACTAATAAAGACAGAGCGTATAGAATCATGCACGCTACGTCAAAAGACGGTTATAATTGGACAAGAGATGATAAGTTTGGTATAGTACCAGAATTAGAGTTTGAAAAAACAATGTGTGCTTATCCTAATGTCACACGTTACAATGATACACTTCATATGTTCTACAATGGAGATGGTTTCGGTGAAACAGGAATCGCTCACGCAACAATGGATTTAAAATGGATCTCAACACTGACGGATATGTAGTTCAAAAAGGATTAGTAGAGACTGAATTTTTAAGACAAATCAAAAATTCTATTGAAGCTCTTTTTGAAAAACAGATGGACTATACCAATGCTATGGACATTTACGATCTATTTGAAAACCATAATGACAGGTTTATGAATTGTGCAAAACACGCTCAGTGGAATCTACAATTACATCATTTAGGAGTGATGTTAGGTTATAAAGTAGCAAACTTTATGAAAGACCCATTAGTCAACATTTGTACTAGACCTGTTGTATACTTTAATAATATTGATACTTCTAAAAAAGCTGCAAACCATACTTTTCAAGCACATCAAGACTCGAAATCTATGCAAGGGTCTTCTGATGCCTTAGTGTGTTGGATTCCTCTTGCTGAATTGACTGACTTAACTGGCACCCTAGAAGTAGCTCCTGGATCACACCTATTAGGTGATGTTAGTGAAGAGTTAGAAGAGGGCTTTGGTTATGTCAGTAAAAGTGTTGGACCTTACAAACCAGTTGAATTGGAACTTGGTGACGTTCTCATCTTTGATTCTAAGTTAGTTCATCGCAGCGGAAAACTCTATCAAGGAGCAACTAGATGGTCTTGTCATTTTAGATTTAATAATATGTATGATTCCGAGTTCATAGAACGCGGATATCCCCATCCTTATATTTACAAACCAATTAAATTATGATTCACCTTTACTATAGAACTGCACATAAAAGAAATCTTGTTAACCGTCCTGAGTGGTTTAGCTTTGATAAGTGCTGGGCTAATTTAGTCAATACTAAAGAAGACTGCTCCTTAACAGTAATTCATGACGGGATTATGGATAGAACTTATGAGGGTGCTGATAACGTGTTTCAAATAGATTCTCACGAAATCCTTCCTGTGTTACTCGAAGAGTGGGAGCAGAATAGTGATACTTACATCGACTCCGACGAACAAGGTAACAAGTATGAGAAAAGAGTAGAAGCTCCAGATGCCGAAAAAGCCTCTGGATATCTACTTTATGAACACATATACAACAACATAGACAATCTTAAAGATGATGATATCGTTTACATCGTAGAAGATGATTATCTACACCTGCCAGGATGGGTAACAGTTGTCAAAAATCTCTATGAACTGTATCCTAATATTAATTATTTTTCTCTCTACGATCACCCAGACAAATACTCTCAGAGATACATCGGTTTACAATCTCAAATTCTTATATCAAATTACACACATTGGAGAACGATACCTAGCACATGTGGGACATTTGGGGGACAAGTAAAGTTTTTTAAAGAGGATAAACAAATTCACCATTACAACCTTGGAGACCATAATAAGTTTCTAAAGCTATCAGAAAAGAAAAGACATTTTATTTCTCCAATGCCTGCCTTAGCAACTCATTGTGTAGATCCGTGGGTCTCACCTTTTAGAGATTGGGCAAATGTATAAACATTTAGAACCGTTTACTACTAGTGAAGGTCATTGGTCAGATTTTAATATATTAAAACCGATTGTTGGGCATATATACAGTAAGTATAGAATAGAATCAATTTTAGAAGTAGGTTTCAACATTGGATATAGTGCGTCTTTATGGCTAGAAACTGATCCTGATAGCAAGAGCCGAGTTACTTCAGTAGATATTGGAATACATAAAGATACTATTGCAGCTTCTAAGGCTGTCAAAGGTTTATACAAAGATAGGTTTAGATTTATTTTAAGCGATAGTAAACAAATGGAGAACATTGTCAAGCACGATATTTTTGATTTAGCTTTTATTGATGGAGATCATACTCAACCAGGAGTAATTAAAGATATACAAACCTGCCTTAATCTGAAGATTCCTTATCTTTTATTTGATGACTGGCATCCTCAAGACCATAAAGATGTTTCATGGTCAAATGGAGTTAAAGTTTCCTGTGATGAATTTGAAAACGCAGGTAAAATTAGTAAAGTTGAGATATTCAACTTAAGACGAGAACAAGATAAATTAGCATTATACAGAAATGATACCATTCATACAGAAAAAAACCTTCTCTCACGACAGCTTCAATTACTATCTCCAAGCAGCGATTCAAACTAATTTATTTTCTAATTACGCTTGGGCTGTTAAAGAGTTAGAAAAGAGAGCAAGAGACTTACTTAAAATTGACGAGAGTAAAGCAGTTGTAGCTACGTCCAACGGCACAACCGCTCTCGCTGCTATGGTTCAAGGTATTCGTAGAGATAGTGAAAATAGTATTAGAAGAGTAGGCACACAAGATTTTACGTTTCCTACTAATTCACTAGGGCCAGCAGAAGGCCCTATAGTAGCTGACTTGAAAAATGATTGTATGATTGACTTTGACGATAAATATATTTTAGAAGCAGCAGACATTATTATATTAACTAATTGTTTTGGGCATCTCTACGATCTTGATAAAGCCTCACAGGTTTTTAAAGATAAAATAATTATCTATGATAACGCAGCAACTCCCTACAGTTTTTACAATGGAGTTAACGCTCTAAACTACGGAACAGGAAGTTTTGTTTCACTTCACCATACTAAACCAATTGGTTTTGGAGAAGGAGGTTTAGCAATAATAGATAAAAAATATGAAAAATCTGTAAGAGCTGCTATAAATTTTGGATATGTCGATGGACAATTTAATGAAAATGGCGGCAACTATAAAATGAGTGAAATTTCAGCTGCCGGAATACTACAATGGTGGGATCAATTTGATATAGATAATTTATCTCAAAAGTATAGAGATAATTACTATAAAATACGTTATGAACTAAGGCATCATGACGGAGATTTTTGGCCTCATTACTCTGACGATAACTTTTTCCCTAACTGCGTGCCTTTTATCCACTCAACTCCTGTTCGATTAGATATGTTAAACGGTAAAGAAGTGAAAAAATACTATAAACCTTTAAGAGGATTTCCTATCTCTTCTTACATTTATGACAGAATTTCTTGTATTGCCACAACGGAGAACTTATGAAAAAAATAGCAGTAGTGACTGGTTGTGCTGGTTTTATTGGTACTACCCTAACTCGTAGTTTACTAGATCTAGGATGGAATGTTTATGGAATTGACAAACTTACCTATGTGGCTGTAACAGAAGAGCTAGATTATCTCTCATACTATTACCCTGAATCTTTTAAGTTTATAGAAGCAGATATTTGTGAGATTGATCGACTTCCTGAGTGTGATGTAATTTTTAATCTCGCAGCTGAAAGTGATGTAGATAATAGTATTCTAAATATTGACTCTTTTATTCGTTCTAATATTGACGGGGTTAAAAATTTACTTAGGCTAGTAACCCACAACAGTGTGCAAAATAAACACAATAAACCTTTATTTTTCCATATGTCTACTGATGAAGTTTATGGAGACATTCTTGATGGTAGTTTCGATGAGACGTCACCCTTAAATCCTAGCAATCCGTATTCAGCGACAAAAGCTGCCGCAGACATGATTATTCTATCTTGGGCTAGAACTTATGGTCTAGAATATATCTTAGCTAGACCATCTAACAATTATGGATTGCATCAGTACCCAGAAAAACTTATTCCTACGGCCATTAGACGTTTAATGAGAGGTAAAAAAATTAAGTTACATGATGAGGGTAAACCTATCAGGTCTTGGACACATTCAGAAGATACTGTAAATGCTTTAATAATGATTTACGAAAAAGGCGAACGTAACTCTATTTATAATATTCAATCTGATTTTGAGCAATCAAACTATGAAACTGTTCGTAAGATTATTAATTATTACTTTATGGGCAAAATAGATAGAGACGTTCCAGATATCATGGAACATATAGACTTTACTTATGGAAGACCAGGACAAGATATTAGATATTCTATATCTTGTGAGCCGTTGAAACAGCTAGGCTGGCAACCTACAAAAGATTTTGATCTTTGTCTTCCAGACGTGATTAACCACTATAAACAAAAGAAATGGGTATGGTAATGAGAGTTTTTATTACAGGAATCAGCGGCCTTCTCGGGTCTACTATGGCTAAATACCTTTTAACCAAAGGAGGTTATGAGGTTGTTGGTATTGATAACATGATTGGGGGTGTTGAAGGTAATGTTCCAGAGGCCGCTGAGTACCACAAAGGAGATATTCTCGATCTTGATAAGATGAAAAAAATAATGCAAGGTTGTGATGCAGTTTTTCATACTGCCTCTCTTCCTTATGAAGGACTAAGTGTATTCTCTCCTACTATTACTACAACTAGCATAGTTTCAGGAACCGTATCCGTTGCTATGGCAGCCTTGCATAATAATGTTAAAATTTTCATTAATTGTAGTTCTATGGCTCGATACGGCGATCAACAACCGCCGTTTACAGAAGACATGCCTACCAAACCTGTCGATCCTTATGGATTGGCTAAAGTACAGGCAGAACAACATTTAGAGATGCTAAGTCAGATTCATGGATTAAATTATGTAACAGTTGTTCCTCATAATGTCATAGGAGTAGGGCAAAGATACTATGATCCATTTAGAAACGTGGTTGGGATTATGATCAATCGTGTACTAAACCATAAAAATATTATTGTATACGGAGACGGGGAACAAAAAAGATCTTTTTCTAATGTAAGAGACTGTATTCAGGCTGTGCATAGAATTATGGAAAGCAACAGAACTGACTTGTGCGGTCAAGTTTATAACATTGGTCCTGACGAAAATGAAATTTCTATTAATGATTTAGCAGGAAAAGTAATATACCATTGTGAAGAGTACAGAAGTATAGACTACTACCCAGATAGACCTAGAGAAGTAAAAAATGCATATTGCTCTAGTGATAAAATTAGAAAAGAGTTTAATTATAATGCAGCGATTCCTATGGAACAGACAATTAGAGAAATGGTAAACTGGATTAGACCCATCAAAAAAGAATTTGAATATCATCTCCCTCTTGAACTTATCACAGAGAAAACACCAAAAACCTGGACGGAGAAACTAATCTAATGAACACAGGGTTTTATGACGTCTTTAAAGGCAAGTTAGAGAAGATGAAAAAAGACCTTAAAAAAGAATTAGAACGTGCAAAAAGTGACCGACGAAAAGAGTGGTTACGAAACCAGATAAAACAAGCAAAATCCTTAAGAGACACTCTTAAAAAAATGGACGAACACTTGGGTAAAACTGAAAATTGTCCTCATTGTGGAGAAAAGCTATGAATATATCAAGTATTGATCACAATTTATTACACGCACTTCAGTGGGAAATACATGACTTTAGAGTTAGTAATGCACAAGAACGATGGAATCTTACAGAGGAAGAAAAAGAGATTGTCGAAAAATGGATACTAAGCAGGATACAAGAAATAAAAGAGAAAATGAATGGCAGTTAAAATAATTACCCCATACGTATTTGATGAAGAAATTAAGCAACATCAAGACATGTTTTGGGATTTAGATATATACTATGAAAAAGACATAGCAGGTATTGGGTGTGATTTGATGTTTCAGAAGATGTGGAATAAATTTCCAAATGATGACATCTTTATCCTTCATGCTGATATGTCAATCCACCATGAAGAGTGGTTTAATGAGGTTTTAGATTATGTTAAACAGTTTCCAGAAGCAGGAATGTTTGGTTGCCTACTACTTTACCCCGCAAAAGATGCAGAAAATAGATATTATGTACAATGTGGTGGAGGGAAGTTTTCAGATGAAAAACCAGATCATTTCGGAAGTGGACTCATACTTGAAAACGGACAAGCTTTTAAATCCGAGTTGGAAGTCGATACAGGTCAATACGACAAAGTTAGGGAAGTCGCATGGACTACTTTTGGAGGATGTTATATTAGAAGATCCTTTATTGAGTCAGTTGGGAACTTCGATCCTTCCTACGAATGGACATACAACAGAGACGTGGATTACTGCCTTCGAGGACGAGAAGCCGGTGAACGTGTATATCAGATTCCAGTCAGACTCTTTCATCACGAATCAAGAGACACTAAAAGAATAAAGAATGAGTCTAAAGCTGCTATGGAAATGAGGAATCTTCAAAAGTTGCAGGCGAAATGGGGCAATTCAAAATTTTATAAAACGCTGGACAAAGAGATTAAAAATGGATAAAGTGTTTATAACAAAAAACGATTTAGCTAAATCAATTCAAAAAAGACAACAAAACGTAGGACCATTCTTACTATCTGTAGTATGGGTTTGGTTCTTCACTAGTGTAGTATTATTCTTCATACCTTCTATTGTTTTGATGTGTCTTTTATTAATCTTATACCTACCTTTTTATTGGGTAGACCAGACTATCATTAGAAGGAGAAATAATGTCTAAATTAACTCATGCATGGGTCAAAGCGTCACTTGACCAAGCAGACAATGAACGATCAAAAATTACGGAAAGAGAAAAAGAACTTTATGGCGCCTCTTCTATTAGACAACGTTGTTTAATTAATAATCTATGTGCGGCAGGTAGTGTCAATTATCTTGAAATAGGAGTAAACCGGGGAGCTACTCTTATATCAGCTGTTATGGGTAATGACTGTAAAGCCGTTGGGGTTGAAAATTTTAAATATGATGACAGAGACCCAGATAAATGGGCACCTGAAGGACACATTCATTATAATATGAAGTCTCAGTTAGAAGCGAACATTGAAAAATATGATCTTCACCCCGAAACTAAAATTCCTGGTGCTATTACTATTGTTAGTGAAGATTTTGACAAAGTGAACTATAATAAACACCCAAAATTTAATCTTTGTCATTTCGATGTAACTCCTGTCAATCAAAACACTTATGATGATTTTTTTGAAAAAGTATTACCTGCAATGGCTCCAGAGTCAGTAGTTATTTTTACATCTCAATCTAATGCTATGCACGCAGAAGAACTAAATAAGTCAATTTTACGACACCAAGACAAGTGTGATATTTTATACTCTGAATTACGTGTGTCTGGAGGCTTATCAGATGCCACTAAATATTATAGCGGTATCCGAGTTATTGGCTTTAAGAAAAAAGCAGCCGCAAAGGTTACACCAGCAAAAACAACTGTTACTCCTAAGAGGACTTAATGATTAAAAAATCTGTAATAAGTTTAATTAGTTATGATGCTCACTATTTGCCAAAAAGTATCGAAAGATACTATAACTACGTAGATGAGATCGTTTTAGGACTAGACAAAAATAGACAAACCTGGAGCAAGAACTCATTTAGTTTTGATGAATCTCTTCTATGGTCAGAATTAAGTAGAATCGATGGTGATAAAAAAATCTCTATCGTTGAAGAAGATTTTGTTCAAAGTGATGTCGCAATAGAAAATGATAACTATGAGCGTAATTTTCTTAAAAATGAATGTTCTAACGATTGGATTTTTAGTTTTGACGCTGATGAAATGTTAGTTAACGCAAAACACTTTTTTTACGAATTTTGTCCGCTGGTAGAAGACTATCGTGATACTCATGATATTTGTATGACTTGGGCTACTCCTTATAAAGAAATCGGTAATACTACTCTAGTTATCGCTGAAGAAGATGGATCTCCCTTTTTTGGAGAAAATCAAGGAGTTGTAACTAGCAAAAATAATACATATACATACGCTAGATGGACAAACCAAAGTGCAGGAGGTACTAATAGAATTTTATCTCCTTTAGTAGCTTTACACTACAGCTTATGTAGAAAAAGTGAAGATTTACACCAAAAAATTCATAATATAGGACACTCAGATATAGTTGAAGAAGATCCTTTTTATAAAATCTGGACTCAAGTCACTATGGACAACTACAAAGAGTTAAAAAACTTTAAAACCTCTGGTTTAGGCGGTGCTCAATGGCCTTCTTTAGAACCTATTGAGACGCAATTTATTTTCCAGTATATAGAACAATATTTAAATAAGGCATACTGATGAACATTGAATTAGTCGGAAAATTTTATGATAATCACTCTTTATCTATCATAAATAGAAATTTAGCGTTACAACTATCTAAATTAGTAGGTAAAGAGCTAAAACTTTGTATCACAGCTTTAGACGGTTACAGTCCTGAAAGCGGAGTAAGTAAAAAAGATGTAAAAGTACTTAAAGATCTTCAAAAAGTAGAATTAGATAAGGTAGATGTTCAAGTTAGACACTCTTATCCACCTATTTGGAGATGGCCAACCTCAAAAGACACAAAAGTAGTCTTTATCCAGCCGTGGGAGTATCAAAAAGCACCTTTTGAATGGCAATATAAATTTGAAACATTTGCAGACGCTTTAATAGTTCCTAGTAATTATATAGCTAATGTGTTTGGGATGGGAGGATTAAAACCAGATAATCTTTTTATTGTCCCCAACGGGTTCAATGAGTCTATATTTAATAAAAACAAGGACAATATAAGAGAACATCTTCACCCTAGAATCAATCCAGATCATTTTAACTTTGTCTATGTAGGTAATTCTCAGTGGAGAAAAGGATTAGACGTCCTAGCTAATACTTGGGGAAAAGCTTTTAAAAAGTACGATAAAGCCACACTTATAATTAAAGATAATCCTAAAATTTATGGTAAAAATAACGTAGTGAATGAAATAATTAAACTGCAATATAAAACAGGCTGTTCAAAAATAGTTTACATTGATTCTGAGCTTTCTGATTTAGAAATGGCAGCTATTTACAAAGTTTCTAAAGTTGTAGTACATCCTTATAGAGCTGAAGGATTTGGTATGCACATACAAGAAGCAGTTGCTTGCGGATGTTTTCCTATTATTTCCGCAAACGGTCCTACAGAAGATTTTATTCCATCTGATATAGGTCTTAGAATTGCTACCTCAAGGCAGTCTATGAATGTCGCAGATCCAAACGTATTTGCTCTAAAACCTGGTGATGCTACAAACCTAATGAGCACACACACTTTCTATGAAGAACCAGCTGGAGATGATCTTCTTAATAAGATTAGAGCTGTTTATTACTCTCATGATAAAGATAAGCAATTTTTTAACAGTCTAAAAGACTACACTCCTCAAAATACTTGGAAAGACGTCGCACAAGAGTACTTAAAGATATTTAAGTCTGTCAGTAAAAGAACTTCAACAGTCAGAAGTTGACTTATTATGATTTTTTGTTATAATAACTTTGGAGGTGCTTTATGACTGATGATTTAGATAAGTTCTTTGAAGAATTGGAAGAAATGGCTGATAAAGCTGAGATTGAGCGTCTAAGATCAAAAACTGATCTCGATAGAAAAATTCTAGACGACTTTCACGGGTTTGCTCCTACAATTGATGAGTCTTTTCAAGGCCAGCTTCCTACTATTACTCCTAAGGCTCAGATATTTATTTCAGAGAACCTAGGAGAAAATCAATATTTTAGATTTGGAGTAGAAGGCGGTGGATGCTCTGGTTTTAACTATCTATTTGATATCGACGATCATCCTAATGATGATGACGTTACTTTTTCTGATAGCCCTCCCGCTATCATTGATTCAATGAGTTTAAAATATCTTTACGGCTCTGAAATTGATCTTGAAGAATCAAATATGAATAAAATGTTAAAAGTGAGTAACCCTGGTGCAAAAGCTAGTTGTGGGTGCGGTACAAGCTTTGCTTTTGATGAGGATTTGTTAGATTTATATGAAAACGTATGATTGGATTGTAAAAGAAAGTGGTCTACCCTGGCTAAAACTTGATATAACATTTCCTTATGAAGAAATGTTACAAGAAGCTATTTCTTTAAAACATATGTTTGTTGCGCATAGAGATCAAGATGGTGATGCAGCTATGGGAGGGTATAGGCACAAAGGTTGGAGAAGTCTATGTGTACATGGAATTGATCATACTAAAACAAATCATTTTGTTCAGTATGGTTACAGTTCTCATGAAGAGACACCCTATCGATGGACTGATATCATAGATAAATGTCCTGTTACATATAAGTTTTTTAAAGAAGTTTTTCCTTTTAAACAGTATTATAGGCTAAGATTTATGCTTCTTGAGCCAGGTGGTTACATAACACCTCATGAAGATCAAGATACTCATTCCTTGTCTCCCGTCAACATAGCTCTTAATAACCCAAAAGGGTGTAGAATGAAAATGAAAGGGCATGAAGGCTACGTTCCATTCAGTGAAGGAACAGCTTTACTTCTAGATGTAGGTAACACTCACGCTGTCTTTAATGAAAGCGATGAAGATAGATATCATATGATTATTCACGGTATAAAAGGTAAAGAATTTAAACAGTTAGTGGAAGACAGTTATGAGAAAAATGGGTCTTAATAAAAACTATATAGTTGGTATTTATGATGACCCCTCGTTTACGGGTCATATTGGTAAACATGAGAAATTCAAAGAAATAACTGAATTTTTTACCAGGTTTAAATACTTTGGTCCTGTAGTACACGGAAAAACAGTAAACGAAGTCTTAGATAAAGCATTAGAGCATGATGTTAAATATTGTATAGTTCAATCTGTAGGTCACATTATCCAAGATGTTTCTTTTTTCACGCATATTGAAAAATGGATAGACAAACAAAACTTTTTTGTCACTGGGCATATTATGGATAAGAACAAAAAGAACTTAAACAATCCAAAAGGTGACGAAGGTTATTACGGCTTGCACAGACAATGCTTATTAGTTAATTTAGACTATTACAAAAAGTTTGATAAGCCAGTTTTCGGTTCAAAGATGACCAATGAAGAAAGAGTTATCAAGGCTAAAAGACATGCTAAAGATATACATGATGACTACACCCCTCTTTCACTAGCTCCCACAGAAGAGCTTACTATATGCACACCGCTTGTTGATGGTTGGAACTTTATTAATACCTCACTTGCAAATGATCTTACAGTATTCAATTTCCATCCTAAAATACGAGATGCAAAACAGTTTTTATATCCTAAGTCTAGTGCAGAAGAGTTAGCAAAACAACTAAGTTGGATAAATAATATTGTCACTTATGCCCCTACTTGTGTCTTTATTTGGAACACAGAAAACTATGTTGATTTAAAATATATCAAGCCTTCTCCTCTTAAAAAACTTTACTCTGTAGCTGCAAGTTTCAAGCCTAACATGATTTTAAACACGTATGGGTTCTATCCTGATACAGAGGTAGTTTTTTATGACTACAGTAAACCTTCATTAGCCTTTAAAAAACTTTTGTTAGAGCAATGGAATGGAGAAGACTATGTATCTTTTGTAAACTGGGCTATTAAAAAATATCAATTCAATGAAACCGGTGGAAATGAGACTCAGCACTTAACTAAAGAGCAGCTTTGGCAACGAGAAGTTGACTGGTGGGGTTCTGAAAAATCTATTAAAGATCATTGGCAAGAGTATAAAAAGCTTAAACATTCTTATGTTCATGTTGATATCTGTGAAAATCCAGAAAAAATTACTTCTAAAATAACTAATGAACCTGATAGTCTAATATGGTGGAGTAACGCTTTCCATACTGTTAATGCTCAGTATGTAAGAGGTCTGTCTGGAGTAAAAAGCTGTTACGAAAACTGGATAGATCAAATTAAAAAACAGAATCCAGACATATGGATTCTAGGAAAAGACTACTTAGATAGGCCCGCTGAAGGAAATAGGATTAAAGATTATGTTTTGGATAGCTAAGACTGAAATAGAGTTTAATAACTATTGGCTTGATCATTTTATTTATAAAGATCACTCAGATTATGATTTAGCAGGTCACTGCCAAGCAATAGCACTAAAAAGTGAGTCTGGCAGCGTTTATGATTTTTACAGGTCTAATCCTATTGAAGACCCAAAAGATTTTAAGTGGACTAAAGCCTACACAAGTTTTGATAATATAGCAGGTTTACTTTCTCAATTTGAAATAGAGTCAACCAGAGTTAGAATACACAAACAATTACCAAATACTGAAATACCTTTACATACCGACGATAACAATACTGCGGCAAAAACAAAGGAAGACTATCGTCTTAGAATGATTACTGCGCTAAATGATAGTCCTGATTTTATCTATCGGTTTGAAGTAAAGGGTGAATTACACGAATTTTCTCTAGAACAAGGACAAACTGTTATATTTGATCCTGATAAAGTAAAGCATGGCATGATTAATAAGTCAAAAGAAGAATCAAGATTTGCTTTAGTACAAATTTTTAAAGCATATCCTCTTTCTCAGTGGCTTAAGGACTTTATCTCTGAAGATAATGTTATAGAAGCGAATGATTTTAGGTAATGAACATAGATTTTGGCACCGCTTTTCATAAAAACAACGGAAACGCGGTAAAAGTTACAGTAAATGAGTTTAGAGACAACTTATACTTACATATACGTGAATACACGATGGATGGGGACACTGGACAGTGGTTCCCAACAAAAACAGGGTTTTCCATACCCGCTGACGAGGTTAGTTCACTAATCCCTCTTCTACAAGACGCAGCCGAAGCTGTTGCACAAAGATATGTATGGAACACTCAATTAGAATTAGATTTGGAGAATGATCATGAGTATTAAAGCCTGGAGCGATGAACAAGAGGCTGAATTAATTAAGCTGTATACAGAAGAAGGGATTAAAGATGTATATGAACTAGCTACAATCTTTGAAAAAGGTTACAGAAGTGTAATTAGTAAGTTAGTGCAGCTTAAAATTTACGAAAAACCTCAAGTAGAGGAAGAGAATAAATCTTTAACTGTTAAAGTTATGTTAAGAGAGTTAGAAGATATTCTTGGGATTGAAGTACTAGGAACTAACCTAAATAAGAAAGAAAATCTGCATAAACTGTTAGAAGCAATTAAGAAAAAATTGGAGAAGTAATTTGGAACCACTAAGCGCTTATGAAGAAGAAAAATGGGAAGAACATGAAAGATTTTTAGACATGAAAAAGAATCGTGTAAAAATCTACGAGTCTCCTGATGGAGGAGAAACAGTTTTTGAACGTTACTTTGGAGAAGAGCCTTCAAAGCGTAGGCAAATTAAGCCGGAACCTAAAAAGGAGGCTTTTGTCCAGTATGGAAAAGATGAGCACGAGGTGTTTATTACTAAAGATGCTTTTGATCAAATCATCGTAACTCAAAACGAAGAACCTATGGAAGTAGTAACTGCAAACCTCGTTGATTTTGATGATGACGATTCATTCGAGTTTGAATTTGAAAATGACGATGAAAATGAGTTTGTCCACGACGAGCCTAGTGAAGAGGAAGAAGAAAAATGGTGGGTCGAAAAAGGAATGGTAGATCATCCTCCGCACTATAACAAAGGCATTGAAACTAGTGAATATATTCGTTCTTGGGAAATGAATTGGGATCAAGCTAACGTAATCAAATATGTTACTCGGTATAACTTAAAGCATTCTCAACCAGACCTTCAATGTCAAGACTTACGTAAAGCTCGACATTACTTAGATCGATTAATCGAATCCTACGAAGAAAAGAAAGATTAAACTTTCATAATAGTTAAATTTCTCATATTATCTATTTATGAATTATCAAGAACTCAAAAAACTTATTCAGCAACACAACATTGCTTACTACGATGACTCTGCGCCTACTATTAGTGACGCAGAGTATGATCAGTTATATGATAACCTAGAAGCAATAGAAAAAGCCCAAGGTTGGCGAGATCACGATTCTCCGACTAAGCTTGTAGGTGGCACAGCTGGAAAAGTAACTCACCCCTATAAATTATACTCTCTACGCAAAGTTTATGACAGCGAAGAAGTCGATTCTTGGATGGACGTTAAACTTCCAAAAATTGATGGCACTAACCTTACGCTAATTTATCGTAGAGGAAAATTAAACCTTGCTCTAACTCGTGGTAACGGTGAAAGAGGTGAGGATGTTACGCATCTTACTGAGTGGATCAAAAACGTTCCACATAGAATAAATACTGAATTTGACGAAGTAGTTATCAACGGTGAGTGTGTTACAGATAATGAAGTTGAAAACTTTAGAAACTATGTCTCAGGTGCATTAGGCTTAAAATCTGCATATGAATTTAAGGATAGAAATATCAATTTCATAGCTCATGACTGGCTTGGTGTAGACATTAATTATGAACCAAGAATGAAAATCTTAAAAGGACTGGGATTCTTTACAGTTCTTGATGACCGCGCTTGGGAATACCCAAAGGACGGAGTAGTGTATCGCTGCAATTCATACGCAAAGTCACAACAACTAGGCTACACTTCAAAATATCCTAAGTTTGCTGTGGCTCTTAAAGAACGTATGGTAGAAGTAGCTGTTACCACACTGCAAGACGTCCTTTGGGTAGTTGGTCGCACAGGAACAGTGAATCCCACAGGCGTCGTTGATCCGGTAACAATTGACGACGCCACCATCTCTCGTGTTACTTTACATAATATAGGAATTATCGAAGAACATAATCTTGGCCTTGGTGATCAAATTCAAATTGAACGTGCTGGTGGTGTTATACCAAAATTTATCGGCGTTGTCCAACACTCAGAACACGGAATCAAGATTACAGCGCAACAAGCTGAACAGACTATAGGTAGCAAAACAAAAAGAGACGGTCCTAGACTACTTGTGGCCGATAAAAATAATATTAATACATCAAAAGTTTTAGAACATTTTATTAAGACTATTGATATTAAAGGATTAGGCCCTGCTTCTGTAAAGAGAATGGGACTAACACACCCAGTAGATATTTTTGAATACCAAAACTGGGGTAAACTTGGCGCTAATGGTGCTAAGGTCGAGGCCGAGATTGAACGGACTAAAACTAAACCATACGACTTAGTTCTAGCATCCCTCGGCATTCCTGGAGTTGGAAGAAGAGCTTCGAAATTAATTGTAAGCCATATTCCAGCTTTTAGGAATCTTAGAGATATAGAGACAACCAATATTAAAGGTGTTGGTCCGTCAACTGTTGATTCAGTATTATCTTGGCTCGACGAAAATGAAGACTGGGTATACACACTACCTCTTCAACTAGAGCAGAATGCCACAGTTGAGGTTGTATTGGGAACTCAGCGTAAAGTATGTATTACAGGAAAGCTAGATATGACTCGAAGTCAACTAGCTGATATTTTAGAGACTAAAGGCTTTAAGGTAACAAACACTGTGACAAAAGACTGTTATGCTCTTATTACGGCGGGAGATAACTCATCCTCAAAGTATAAGCGTGCGACAACTCTTGGTATAACCATCATTGACTATTGGTCAAGCAAAAAAGATGTGTTATCTGGTGAATTTTAATCTTTTTAAAAAGAACCATGAAACCAAAAACAGTGACTTTCTGTTTGCTTGTAATAAAGTTTTCTTGTAATATCTTTATACAAAGTCAAGAGAAAACAAACTCTTGAAGAAATTCAAAACTCACATTAGATCAGAGGGGATCAAACTATGTCAAAATTTGAATATACTGATGAAATGGTTGCACGTATGCACGAAGTTGCAGGTTCGGGTGTAACCGAAGAATCGATCGAAGGACTCATGAACGAGTTCGATTTTCCACGTCGTTCTGTAACAGCTAAACTGCGTAAGCTGGGATATGACGTGCCAAAGAAGCCGGGCGCTGCTCCAGTCTTCTCCGCAGAAGAGACTGACGCACTGGCTACATTCCTGAATAATAATTCAGGAAATATGACCGCAGAAGAAATTGCTGGTTCTTTCATGGACGGTAAGTTCACTGCTCGTCAAATCAATGGTAAGGCTCTGTCACTTGAAATGACAGCTCACGTGAAGCCTGCCGAAAAGAAAGTCACCCCGCGTACTTACACGGAAGCTGAAGAGTCAACCATCACTGATATGGTTAACGACGGTAAGTTCCTCGAAGAGATTGCAGAAGCAATGGGACGTTCTGTTAATTCAATCCGCGGTAAGCTCCTTTCAATGGGCCTCAAGGCTCCGCAGCGTGACAAGAAGGATACTAAAGCTGATCCTTATGCAGGTATCGAAGACATGCTTGACCAGACTGTTGAAGAGATTGCAGAATCTTTTGATAAGACTGTTCGCGGTGTCAAGACTGTCCTTACCCGCCGTGGTCTGTCTTGTGCAGACTACACCCCAAAGGCAGCTGGTGAGTAATCACTAAACAACTGCTTTGGAGAGGGGTGATGGAAACATCACCCCTTCTTTTTTATGACAAAATCGTTTCTACTTGAAGATTTACCTGACGAAAATTTAGATCAAATTTTATCTCTGCCTCCGAAAGGCAAGGGTCACTATTTTAATAGACTGATAAAAAACTTTTATCCTGACCACAAAGAAGATTCCGAAGAATATAGTAAATTAGTAGAGGCCTATGTTAGCTCCTTCTACCTAGAAAAACTATATAGATCAAACCGATTTTTTAATGAATCTTTTACTCCTATCTATACAAATACAGGTTTAATTAGAAACATAGTGGCTGATATTTTCTTTACTGACGACGACCTCATAACTCATTAAGTTTCTAATTGCTAAAATCCTTGACATAGTATATAATGAAGAAAATCAAGGAGTGTTTAATGGCAAAAACAGAAATTACGGAAGCAAAAATCCGTCAGGCTATCTGGATGATCAAAGCCAAAAAGACTAAAAAGTCTGTATGTGAGCATCTAGGTATAGCCTATAACACTAAGCGACTTGACGCTATCATTCAAGAATTTCATGATAAACAAGCTAGAGAAGCAGAGCTAAAAAAGCTAGCTCGGACGAAAAAGTTCACCCAAGCAGAAAAGCAATCTATTGCAGACTCTTATCTTTCGGGGGAAACTCAATCAGGCATTGCAAAACAATACTACATCTCTCCCCAAAGAGTTAAAAATATTCTTATGGAGATGAATGTCCCTATTCGGGCTAGAGGTAAAGGAAAAGCTGCTAAAGTAGATCACGTTGTTCAAGACCTAGAGGTGCGGTTCGACGCAGGAGATAAAGTATTTCTTGCTGGTGAGAATGCTTTTGCAGAGGTTCGTGAAGTGTATGACGAAGATTGGTTAGAAAAACATGAGAATGGTTTTCAAAAATATGTTGAAACATATGCTTTTAAACCTGATCGTCGAGGCATGCACGGTAAATATCATGAGCCGACAGAAGGAATTCATTATGAAATATATTGGATGCTTGAGGGAGAAGCTTTGCCCACACGTAAACTAAGAGCTTTCTTGCATCAACGTGAAAAAATTAGTAAGGTAATTGAAGAGACAGGACGCGAGTCTTATCTCGTTTACAAAAAAGATGACCAAGGTGGCTACCGAATAGTCACGCGTGATAAACTGTTCCCTGTTAAGGCTGGTTGATGGCAATTGATTTACAAAAACTTACTCTGCGTAGATTATTAGATACGCAGAGTAATGACTTATATTCTAAACTTCTAAATCAATACTTTACGGGTATAAACTCTGTACTATTTGATAAGATTAAGTCCTTTTACAAAGCTAATACTCGTCTGCCATCAACAGACGAGATTCTTGCGTTACGTAAAGATACAGGTCTTCAAGAGTATCTAGAAAATCAAATTTGTGATGAAGAAAATACTAATGACGCTATTCAAGATGAATTCTTAGTTGCCCAGCTACAAGACTTCTATATTCGTGATGAAACTATTCATTTTATGGATAAGTTTATCGATCAGCTTGAAGATTTAGAAAAGGTAGAAATTGTAGATAAGTTTCAGAATCATCTATTACACCTTAATCAAGCAATTCCACATGATGATGAGCTGTATGACATTGCAGAGTTAGACTTCTTTCCAAGTGAAGAAGACTTTAAAATCTATCCATCAGGTCTATCTCATGAGTTCGATGCAATCAATGGAGGCTTCGCAACTCAAGAGCTAGTCATGTTAGGTGGTAGACGTGGATCAGGTAAATCAATTATTTCTCTGAACCTTGCCATAAATAGATTTTTACAAGGTAATACAGTAGCGTTTTTCACAATTGAGATGAGATACAAAGAAGTTTATGATAGAGTTCTCTCTATAATATCTGGCGTTCCTTTTCTTGATATCTTTAGAAATCAACTAACAGATGCACAAAAGATTACGATGGCTAAAGCAAAGTTTGAAAACTTTTATAAACCATCAGACCGTATCGAAACTATGTTGCAAGAATTAGAATACACTAAAGACTTTAAAAACTTTGAAAAACGAGTAAAAATAGAACGCCCCGAATTAAAAGACCATAGACTCTTTATGATTGACGATGAATCGCTTACTCTAAATAGAATCGACCATTATTGTAATATGTTTTCTTCTAAATACCCTGCCTTTAATATGGCAGTTGTTGACTACATCAATATCGTTAAACACGATGATCAAAAAGATTGGAAAACTCAAATCACAATTGCAGATAATCTTAAATCATTATCACGTAAGTATGATCTTACAATGATCTCCCCATATCAGATCGATGCTACAGGCGAAGCTAGATTTGCCAAAGGTATTCTTGATTCTGCTGACCGTAGTTTTAACTTCTTTCCTCCAGCAGAGACAGACGAAAGAGAACTAGAAAGTAAAATCTCAATTCACACAACAAAAATGCGAAATGGTAAGCACATGAGCTTTGATGTTATGATGGATTGGAGTTGCGTAAAAATTAATCCTGCCACCTCAGAGGTAATTAATGAAAAACCTCATGCAGCAGTAAAGTTCGGATCTGACAGGCAAGAAACTTCTAAGGATTTATCATAATGGATTTAGTAGAACTTTTAAATCACAGAGGTATTGAGTATCGTAAAACTAATAATCCCTCAGAAATATTAATCTCATGCACTAGCGGTGAACATATTGATAAGTCACCAAGTTTATCATACAATCTAGAGAAGAACATATTTAATTGTTGGAGCTGTGGTTTTAGCGGTGGTATAACAAAATTTATGAAATCTATTGGCGAAACTGTTATATTAGACGTTGATAGTAAACAGCCTTATAAAATTAAAAAATTAAGAGATAAGATTAGAAAAGTCATTGAAATAGATGATATTCAGCTACCTCCCACTCGGCAGGTATATGCAGGAGAGTTCAAAGGAATCTCAGGAGCCACTCTAAAAGAGTTTCAAGCATTTACAAGTCCGGAGATGGGATTGAAAGAATATATTTGCTTACCGGTTTATCAATTTGGTAAACTTAAATTCATAGAGGGAAGATACGCTGGAATGGTGGCTAGCAAACCAAAGTATTATAGGCGACCACAAGGAGCGTCAGTTAGTGATGTTTTATTTCCCTTAGACAAAGTAAAAAATACTAATTATGTAATATTAGTCGAAGGCATATTTGATATGTTAAATATGTGGCAATTAGGATATCACAATACTCTTTGCATTTTTGGCGCATCAAATTTTAGTAGAAAAAAGTTAGAAATATTAGATCGAATTGGTGTAACAAGAGTAGATATTATGATGGATCCAGATGCTCCTGGGCAAATGGCTGCTGCAAAAATAGCAGATGCACTTGACACTAAAAATATTATGTCAAGGAACATCAAACTACCAGTAGGAACTGATCCTGGAGAGATCAATGCTAGACAAGCAGAAAGATATTTACAATGAGTGGGCAAGCACGAACAGATTTATTTAAAAAACAACCAGCGCCTAAAAATAAACAAGTAGTTGTAGTAAAAACTGACACTGTAAGCTGTTCAGATGATCATCCTATAGTGTATTATAGACTTAAGAATGGAAGAGCAGACTGTTATTACTGTGGAAAGGTATTTATAAATGAGTGATGTATGTTTTGTTTTCGCTAGTGGTGTCGAAAAAGACCCCACTAAAGTGATAAACAAGTATCTTAAAGATACAGAGTATGATATTAAATTTTTACACTCAGGAAAGAAAGAAAAAATCCTGAAAAAAGATATTGATCTTGATTTTGATGAGCTAGGCACTTACAAAATCATTGGGTTAATTGGTGCGGAACCCTTGAAATACATCGCGGGAATGACAGGGATTCAAAAGTATAACGGTATTTTCATTGAAAAAAAGTATCTTCCAATTATGAATCCTAATATTGCAGTTTTTAAACCTCAGCTTGAGGATGATATTATTCGAGCATTTAATCAAGTGCCAAAGCTGCTAGCTGGAGAAGACGTAGGTAAACAAGCAGACAAAGATTATTGCTTTGTCGAGACTGAAGAACAATTTCAAGTCTATCGTGAGCAATTTGAAGATGCTCAAAAAATTGTAGTTGATATTGAGACAACATCTGTATCACCACACACAGGTACAATTCTTGGAATCGCTATGTCAACACGACCACATCAAGGTATTTATGTTTCTGTTGATATTGTAAACAAGCATAAACAATGGTTTCACGATCTTTTTGCGTCAAAGCTTTGCATTTTCCACAATTCTAAGTTCGATACGAATTACATGGAAACGGAAATGGGCTTTGAGTTTCCAAACTACGAAGATACGATGTTGCTTCACTACTGTTTAGAAGAAGCAGTTGGAACACACGGTCTTAAACCTCTTGCACTTAGATTTACCGATCTTGGTGACTATGAACGTGAACTTGATGAGTATAAAAAATCATGGGCTAGAAAAAACAAGGTTAAACTGGCTGATTTTAACTATGGAATGTTGCCTAGTGATATTCTTGCACCTTATGCGTGCAAAGATGCTGATGCCACTTTTCAGCTGTACGGTAAATTCAAACCACTAGTAGAAAAGAGCGAAGATTTCTCTAGGCTATACGATACTATTCTGCTGCCTGCTACTCATGCGATGAAAACATTAGAGAAAAACGGAGGCCCGATTAATATCGAGCAAGTAAATTGGCTTTCAGAACAATATCAGATTGACGTAGAAGAGTGTCTTGAAGAGATAAATACTCACGAAGCAGTTCAACGATTTGAACGTGTGTACGAGAAAACTTTTAATCCTAACTCGACAGCACAGCTACGTGATCTGTTCTTTAGTATTCTCAAACTAAAGCCTACAAAGAAGACTGATACAGGTGCTTGGTCAGTTGATAAAGAAGTACTAACTAATCTTAATCACCCTCTATCGGAAGCTATTCTTGAGCTTCGAGAGAAGACTAAAATGGCAGGAACCTATATATCTAACATTAAAAATGGAGTAGATAAAGATGGACGGCTACGCAGTGGCTTTAATATTCATGGGACCACCTCTGGTAGGCTCTCTTCTAGCGGGAATCTCAATTATCAAAACATCCCACGAGACAACAAAGACATTAAAAAACTCTTCAAGGCTCGTCCAGGGTACAAAATTATTCAATGTGACTTGGGCACAGCGGAAGTTTACTATGCTGCTATGCTCTCTGGAGACAAGTTTTTACAGAAAGCTTTTATCGATAAGCTTGACTTTCACTCTTATGTTGCAAAACAAATGTTCAACCTCCCTGAAGAGGTCAATCAAGTCAAGAAGCTACACCCAAACGAACGACAATATGCAAAAGCTATTACGTTTGGAATCATGTACCAGGCGGGACCAGCTAAAATCGCGGAAACTGTGAACAAAGACGCAAAGCCAGGTGAAGAAATTACCTCTGCTCAGTCTAAACAGTTTATTCAGAAGTATTTTAACGAAGCTCGATCTCTTAAAAAGTTTATTGATGGTTCAAACCAGCAGATTGAAAATCATGCTTATATTTATTCGTTTTTTGGACGTAAACGTAGATTACCAGAAGCTAAGTCCCCAAATCGTGGTGTAGCTCAACATGCTATTCGTTCTGGGGTAAACTTCTTAGTTCAATCTGTTGCGTCAGATATTAATATTCTCGGCGTAATTGATCTAGTAAAATGGATTGAAGAGAATGATTACTCTGAGGTAATTAAACCTTTTACTGTTGTTCATGACTCTGTTGTTTCTGAGGTTCGTGAAGATCTAGTCGAAGCTTATATCGAAAATGCAAAACGGTGTATCCAAACAGACAGAGGACTATCTATTCCTGATTGCCCAATTAAGGTAGATTTTGAAATTGGACCTAGCTGGGGTGAGCTAGAGGAGATTTAATGACTAAATTTTTCGATGAGCATTTAAATTTTAGATTACTAAACCACAAACAAACAGAAAAGTTTGATGGAATTACTGCTGTCGAATTAAATGTTACTGAACTCTGTAATCGCACTTGTAGCTTTTGTCCTAGACATGATCCTAAAGTTTACCCAAATCAAAAACTCCACATGTCTCTTGACACTGTAAAAATAATAAAACAGCAGCTCAAAGGTTTTTTAGGACACATACAGCTAACTGGGTTCGGGGAGCCGACTCTAAATCCAAATATTTTAGATATTTGTAATATCTTAAAAGAGTTTAATATTGAAGTAGTTACGAACGGTGATTGTTTTACAAAAAATAAATTATCTGTTAAACAATTAATTAATGCTGGAGTAAATAATATTCTAATTTCTGATTATGATAAAAATCCGTTTTTTAAAGATTTAGAAAGAAAGCATAAAGAAGTAAGAGTACGAAGGCATTATGATGATGGAACTGATAGATATGAAGAATATAAGTTTACCAATAGAGGAGGATTAATGTTTGATGCATTTACTAGCAATCCCTGTTATTATCCTTCCTACCAAGTCATAGTAGATTGGAATGGTGATTTAATTCTGTGTTGTAACGATTGGTTACGAAAACAAAAACCTTTTGGTAACGTACACAAAGATCATATTCTTAATATTTGGAATAATGAAGAATACAGAAATATTAGAAAAAACTTACTAGAAGGTAAGCGTTTATTACATGATCCGTGTAAAAGTTGTAATGCAAACGGAGTTTTGATGGGCAAAGAATCTGCTCTCTATTGGAAAGATAAATTGGAATATAGTGATGCTTGATTTATCTAATGCAGGTATATTTTGGGTTGTTTCTGAAGATCCTACTCAACAAAAGCTTTTAAAGTGGTCAATCCAACTTGCAAAACGACACTATCCTGAACTACCCAGATGTGTAGCAACTACAGATTCTACCTTAAAAGTTGATGCTAATACAATATCTTTTATCCCTAGACAAAGTGATCCAAAGATTGAATCTGCGCTTCAGATCTCTTTATCTCCTTTTGAACGTACAATTTATCTTTGTTGTAGATCAATGATTCTTCATCGATTTGAACATTTATTACAGCAGTGTGAATTTGAAGGTCACTGCCAACCAATCGCTGATCACCCTTATTTAAATCACTGGATTAGACCGATTCACGCTTGGTTAAGCTACACTAAAAAAGCAGCACAAGAGTTTGATCAATGGAGTAAGGAAGTTGATCATAAGTGGTTACCAGGACAACCAGCTCATGTGTTCACAGAATGGCATAAGTATAAGCCTTACCCAGTTAACTCTCGTGTTTGTATTGACGCCTATAGTACTAAGCAGTGGTGGACAAAGTATCTTAAACTCCAAACTCGCTTTGAGATAGATAAAAGACCACTTCCACTGTGGTTTCAATTTCCAGTTCTTGACTTAGAAGAAGATTATGATAAGTTTGAGAAACTAATTATTCAACCTCAACTACCAGATCACGACCCACAGTATCAACCACCATTAACATGAAATTTAATTTAGAAGAACACGGATTTGAAATTGTAAAAAGCTTTTTTAATCAAAATGAGCTTGATTCAATTAAATATTTAGACTCATTTGATGAGTATCCTTTTGCACTAAACTCTACAACTAAATTTTCAAATGTTAGTTTAGATGTAAATCGTATTGTGAAAAAGGCTAATTCGTTGAGAGATAAAGACTATAAAGTATTTATGAATAAGTTTTATCATAAAACTGCATTTGAGGGCAGTCATGAAATTTATCATCAAGATTTTTTCTATAGACAAGATCTTAAGATACCTAGTTCAGAGTATATACAGAGTTTTTTCGCAATCCACGATTTAGATTATGCACCTTTAAATGTTTTTATTGGGTCTCACAAAAAAGGTCTATTACCTCATAGAATGGTTATGGAACGTGATGGAAACGCAAAATATGCAATATCAAGTGACGTTCTAAGAAATTATAAAAATGATTTTTATTCTGTTAATCTTAAAAAAGGAGATGGTATATTTTTTGACTACTCTTTAATACATGGCTCTGCATCAAATGGTAGTCCCTATGACCAAAGCAGATTAATTGTGCAACTTTGTAGCAGAGAAATACCTAAAATTAAGCACGGCTATGATAGAAGAGACTATGAGATTGATATTCTTAGTAAGATGTTAGATGCTAAACAACCTAAGTAACGTAAAAATAGATAAGGCAAAAGGACTTTATTTATATAGTGATAAAAAAATATTAGATTTTAGTCTTGGGAACGGAGTTAACTACTTTGGGCATAACCATCCTTTAATAAGTGCTGCCATATGTATGCAACAACTTAGAGGAAGCGTTACTGGATGTATTTCAGACATTCACGAAGAAGTAGAAGATAAATTAAAATATCTATTACCTGATAATCACCACAATTTTATTTTTTGTACCTCCGGCATGGAAGCTACTACAAAAAGTGTAAGATATGCTAGGGCTGCAACAGGTAAAAATGCAGTTGTATCGATTAAAAAAGGTTGGCATGGACAAAATGATTGGACTTTAGAGTTTGATACTGGATTACCGAAGATCGACAGATGGCACATAAGTAAAATATCTGATCTTAAAGGGCTTTGGTGGCACAAAACAGCCTGTATAATATATGAACCTTTAAAAACTAGTAATCCTGCTCTTGATCTAGAGTTTTTATCAGAAATTGAGCACTGGTGTAAAAAAGAAAATGCCTTAACAATTTGCGATGAGATAGTTACGGGATTCAGATTTAATAAAAAAGGTCTTTATTCTGAGCTTGGCCTGTCTCCTGATATTGTTTGTTATGGTAAAATCCTAGGCGGCGGGATGCCAATTAGTTTAATAACTATGACAGATGATGTTACTAGCAGAACTTTTAACCACCCAAATAAGAAAGTCGGTAGTGGAGGAACTTTCTCAGCTAATGCAGTTTCATTAGCAGCTGCTTCTGCTACTCTTGATCTAGTAAATAGTACAAACTACCCTAAACTAATGAACAAATTTAGAAAATTATTACTATTTGCTAATAAAAATTTAGACAAAGCTAACTTAATAGGATTTGGTCCTATTTGGCGTATTGATTCAGAAATTAACCAGTTAGATATGCTCAGCAAAGACATTTTTTACGCAAATAATAAGATAATTCACCTTTCTCCTTTTACAAAAAAGAAACACATTGTTAAACTAGTAAAAACAATCAATGAACTTACATGACATCAACTTTCCTTTATTTGGTTTGTATAAAAAACCTTTTGAGATTAAGTATTCTCTTAGTAAGATTCAACTTAAGAGAGAAGACAACAGCCATCTAGAGACTGTAGATGATAAATCACTTAAAGGAGACTATTTTGCTAGACTTGCACAGTTAAACAAAAGATTAATGTTTGACTGCACGTGTAAAGATGTACAACAATTGATTTATGAAAGGCCAAAATGGGGAATGGATGCTAGAGCTAGACCTTGTGATCTTAGTGAAAAGATCTATTGCCCAGCAATCAAACGACCTGTTGTAAAAGTTAGAGATAACTTAATCTGGTTCAAAGGAATATCATACCCATTTAAAATACCCTCTAATGATGAGCTTCACATGATCACTGGAATTTATGGTATTCTAGTACAATATAGATTAGAATGGTATATAAAACAATTTACATATGACGATAAACCTTTAAGAATAGAAAGTATTAATTTATGAAAATTTTAATTTTTGGACTGCCTGGAAGCGGCAAAACAACACTTGCAAAACCATTTACTGACTTAATAGGCGGCATACATATTAATGCAGATGCAGTGCGTGACCGTTACAACGATTGGGACTTTACCCCAGAAGGCCGTATTAGGCAGGCACAGCGTATGCGTCATTTAGCAGACGGAGTAGTTATGGCAGAAAAAATTGCTGTAGCAGATTTTGTATGTCCAACAGAGCGAGCGCGTCTAGAGTTTGATCCAGATTTCACTGTTTGGATGGATACAATAGATAAAGGTAGATTTGAAGACACAAATAAGATGTTTGAAAAACCAGCTTCATATAATTACCATGTTGCTCATTGGTTTGATGATACTCACGCTCAATTATTAGACGTAGTAAAAACTTATATGGAGAGAAATAATGTTTGATTATAAAAAACCAACTACACAGCTACTTGGAAGGTATCAGCCGTGGCATGATGGGCACACAGAGCTTTTTAAAAGAGCACTCGCTAAAACAGGTCAAGTTGCTATTCTTGTTCGAGAGTCAGATGAAACTGAGTCAAATCCTTTTACTTACCACCAAAGAGTAAAATTAATAGAATCTGCGTTGTCAAAAGAAGGTTTTGTATTTAAGACACATTATGATATAATAAGAGTACCTAATATTGTAAATATTACATATGGAAGAGATGTAGGCTACGCAATCGAACAGGAAAAGTTAGACGCCAATATTGAAGCCATTAGTGCTACTAAAATAAGAAATGAACTTTTATGAAAAAAGCATTAGTTAAGAAAATATTCTTATCAGATAAAATTTATATTAAGAAAAAAGATGTAGAGGATGCAGATCACCTTTTATCACTATATACCTATGACAATGGAGATGAGTTTCTATCAACCATCTCAGAAGATGAAGACTACTATATTGTACCGTCAAACTCGTACCACAAACTTGAATGGGACGAAATTGAAGATGATAGAAACTTTGAACAAACAGAAGCAGACTTAAATTTTATAGGTACGCTACGCTGGGAACAAAAAGAGGTTGTAGATAAGTTCTTTAAAAGAGGTCGTGCTAGATCTGGCTTACTTCAAGCTCCCTGTGGTTGGGGAAAAACATTTACAGGATGTGAAATAATATCCCGTAATAAAACTAAAACACTAGTATTAGTCCATACAAAGTTATTATTTAGGCAATGGATCGAAGAATTAGAAAGACAAATTCCTACAGTAAAAATAGGTAAAGTTGGAGATGGATTATGCGATATCCAAGATATTACAGTAGGTATCTATAAATCAGTTTATAATCGTAGAGATGAGTTATCAGATAAATTCTCAATGATTCTTGTTGACGAGGCACACTTATGCCCTGCTGAAATGTTTTCAACAGCTCTTAACTCTTTGAATGCTAAAATTAAAATTGGTATTAGTGCAACACCAAAACGAAAAGACGGTAAACATGTGTATTTAGCTGATTACTTTTCTCCTTTTATGGTGCAAGCGCGTGATCCAAGGCAACTACAAGACCCTGTAGTTCAAATTAAACGCACTGACTTTAGATTCCCAGTAATTGACCCAAAAAGAGACTGGTCGCGCCAGTTGAACAAACTTTGTGGCAATCAAGATTACTTGAAAGCTATCGCTAATTTTGCCAAAAGTCAAATAGTCACTGGTCGTTGTCCCCTAATTTTAGGCGAACGTGTGCAGATGTTAAAAGATTTACAGGAACTAATTCCTGATAGTGTATGTCTAATTGGAGAAACAGATGAAACAACTAGAAAAGATGTACTTGAAAATGTCGGAGGTAAATACAAAGCTGTATTATCTACCAAGCTCTTTGATGAAGGTATCTCTTGCCATCGCCTTGATACCCTTTATCTCACTTGTCCTTCAAACAACCCCATCAAGCTGGAGCAACGGATCGGCAGAATTATACGCGAGCATCCTAGTAAACAGGTACCGATGATCGTAGATTGGTGGTTATCAGGAGGAATTGTTGCAAGACAACAAACTAAAAGATTAGAATGGTANAAACAACGTGGATATTACATACTTTAACTGGTACGAATTGATATCAAAGGCAAGAAAAGATCAGGCTGCGATATTAATCTTGACCTTTGCACAAACAAAATTGTATAATCCATACACAACTAAAGGATTAATGAAAGCACTGAATATCAACCATATTCCTGTGCATTTATTTACTACTGGCTTACTGGAGCAGAAAAAAGATAAGCTAGTTTGCAACTATAAAACTGAAGAGCCTATGAGTTATTTTAGGAATCCTTGGTTTTTAACAAAGAATGTTTCAGTCTTACAAAAGACTGAATATCTTCAAATGCTTTCTATGCGTAGAATTAGCGAAGCTCAAGATTACATCGCTAAAAACTACATTAGAAAAGATTTAAATAACCCTTTTATAAAAATAAAAGGTGATAAAATCTATTTTCCACAAGAGTCCTCGGTTCCGAGGAAATCCTACACTTAAGAACCAACGTTCAACAAAGGAGAAACAAATGGTCGCATGGGACAAAGCCAAAGGCAAACAGTCTTCTGGCTCAAATCAACGTAGAGAAATCGAAAGACTTACATTACCAATTGGTGATACTAAAATTAGATTAATCGGGGATGTTATGCCTCGCTACTGTTACTGGGTAGTCACTACTGAAGGCAAAAAAATGCCTGTTGAGTGTCTTCAGTTTAGTAGAGAAACAGAATCTTTTGATAACTCCGCAGACGATCCATTTAAAGAAATTGACGAAGCTATCTATTCTGATAAACCTCAATTTTCTTATGTCTGTAATGTGATTGATCGCTCAGACGGAAAGATTAAACTTTTTGATCTTAGAGCGACTATCTATTCACAAATTGTAGATTACGCTACAAATCCTGATTATGGTAATCCTGCTAGTGATGCAGATGGTTACGATATCACAATCAAAAAAGAAAAAACAGGACCTCTTCCACAAAATGTAAAGTACTCTTGTCTCCCTGCGCGTAATAACTCGCCTCTCACTGAAGAAGAAAAAGGGCTGGAGCTATTCGATCTTTCTAAAATCTACAAGCGTCAAACGTATGAAGAACAGAAAGAGTGGTTGTTGCAAAACACTTCCTACTTTGCAGGAGACGTCTCTGATGAATTTAAACCAGCAGAGGACGTTGACGACTTAGCATGAAAAAGTCTCTCTCAGATATGAAACCAACTGAATCTTCTGAGCCTCAAGAGCAAAAAGGTTTTGGAGCTTTTAAAAATATCGAAGGTAATCAAGCAACGATTGACTTAGATATCTTAAGAAAGCACAATGTGTTTTTTGCTACTCCTTGCTATGGGGGGCAGGTTACAGACCAGTTTTTCTTATCGATGTTTAGAATGTCTCAAAGATTTATGCAGCACGGAATTAACTTCAGAATTACGACTCTAAGAAATGAATCGTTAATTACACGAGGTAGAAATATTCTGACTGCTATGTTTTTAGAGTCAGACTGCTCTCATCTGATGTTTATTGATGCAGATATTGAATTTGAAGCTGACGATATCTTACGAGCCTTAGCGTATGATAAACCGATTATGGCAGC